CTAGAGAGTATTGATACCACTCTGGCATTTGATTTAATACTTCAAAACCATTTAATACTACCAACTCCATGTTCGGCACAAAGGCTAGTATCAAGGGTATTGAAAATAAAATTACGAGCCACTCGTCTTTCCAGGAATTTCTTGCTCCACGTATAGCTTCTAAATCCCAGTCTATCTCACCAGTAGCTTGTTTCTCCATTACAGTAGCTCTTGCTTTAGCTTCTGCAACTTTCATTTCTGTATTAGCTTTGGTTCTTTCTAATCTACCTTGTAGGAAAGTACCTGCTAAGTTTGCTATAGGACCTATTAAACCACCAATCATTTTATTTTATTCCTATATCTATCCTTATAGTATCTACTTTTTCTTAAAAAGGTAACGTGCTTTCTATAAAAATAATTAGCTGGCTTATTTAATTTCTTGAAAAGAAAAAAACAAATAGCATATAATACTGTGTTGTATCTTATCATAAACAATTTAGCCTCTTCTTACAGACCTAGAAACTCGCCTTGCTTTTTTTGTTTGTTTGGAAAACTGCTTACCTTTTTTAGTATCTTCTCGTTTTTTCTTTGTTGTAGCAGCATATTCTTGTGCAGATAATTTTTTAATAGCAGCCGAAGGTAAATAGCGTTCACCTGTAGCTTTTGAACCTTGAGTAGATGGTTTACCAGATTTGGTTCTCCATTTTTCTTTAGTCCATTTTTTTAGACTTTTTTGACTTTTAGCTAGAGCCATAGCTATATAACTTTGACATCCTCTAAATGACAATTACAAGTGCAGGTATCTGTTACTAAATGTTCTGTGCAATCTCCACAGTTACAATTACAGTCTGCTTCTCCACAAGTTTTAGTTTTACAGGATGATGTAGTAGTAGTTTCCATTTAAGCCTTCTTTTTCTTTTTACGTTTTAAAAATGCATCATATACTTTTTTAGCTTTTGCTTTGGCTGTTTTAGATAATTCATTAAAGTGAAAAAGTTTCTTACTACTTTTATTATGTGTAGCACCTGAGTGTAAAGATCCATCAGGCATTTTATGATATGCACCCATGCCATCAGACCCAAGTGCCTTTCCGTCTTTGAAAAAGTGTGGTACTCCCTTTGCCATCAGCTTCTATATCCTCCTCCTGCTGCTTTGTATGCTTTTGCCAACATCTGTGCTTTTCTTCCTGACCATTGTCCAGGTTTGCCGCCTTTTCCACCTGCCTTGATTTTGTTGAATAGAC